GAATCTCCAGTAAAGTTTGGAAGATTAACGTCATGTGTATGACCAGCGCTTACACCAGCAGAGTTAAAAGCGCTAATATTTATATCGTGACTATGGTCAACGCTGTGACCACCTGACGTTGTAGCACCAATATCTGTATTGTGCGTGTGGTCGTTGGCCTCCCATGTTGTGGCTCCTGCGTAACGTGCGTTGATACCACCAGTTATTTCTCCAGAACCAGTACCAGTCAGAATGGCACGGTTTGTACCAGCAGTAGCAGTTTGAGCGGCTTTGTATGAGTGGTCATGGTATCCACTGTCTGAGCCGTGGTAGTGGGAGTTGTTTGCACCTGCTGATGTTGTGTTTGCTGGGTTGACATCATGTGTATGGTTAACGCTTACTCCAGTTGATGTTGTATTTGGCGGGTCAACAGAATGTACATGGTCAACGCTTTGCGCTTCTGATGTAACAACTGCGTGGTCGTGAGCAATAGAGTGAGCATGTGTAGGCAAGTTGCCTGAAGCAATAACAACGCTTTCAGCGCCACCTGTTGCCGCTAGTGCTCGTGAGGTTAATCCCGTTCCAGCACCTGCCCCTATTGGCATACGACTACGCATGTCTGGAACATTAAAAGTAGTAGAACCATCTCCGCTTCCGTATGTTGTGCCTACTAGTGCCCAGAGGTTTGCGTAGGTTGTCCTGCTTACTGCTGCTCCGTTGCAGAGAAGCCATCCTTCTGGTGAAGTTGCACCCGCATATGGCATTAACCCACCTACTGGAATTAACGGATAACCGCCAGCACTGTTGTCATCAGCAACAGAGATTCCTTCTTTGACTGTAAATCTAGTTCTTGCCATCTTTATTCTTCCTCTGTTGTAGGCGTGCTTGAGACAACAGTCCACGGAATGGCGTTATTGTTTAAATCCCAGTTATTCCACGAAACAGGGCGACCCGATTCTGGTGTTACTGGTAACTGAATGGTGTTTTCAAGAGGATAAGAAACAGTAGAAGTAATGTCTCGCATTGCTTGTCTCCAAATACGCCAATCGTTTTTAATTTCTTCAGAAATAGGGCAATCTGGCATTTGTGTCCAGTCTGACTCTTTTAGAAGAACATCACGCATTTCACGAAGCGCTTGAAGAAGTTCTTCTTGAGTTATTGCCGATTTGTCTGTAGCGCCTAAAGGCCAACCGTAAATTTGAATTAACATGTTATAAACCTATCAAACTAGAGACGACCTTGACATACGCGCTAGTTGTCGCAGCGTCTGTAACGGTTGCCTGAACCAAAACATTGTCACCACTTATGGAAGTAGAGATTGTCAAAGGAATGCGAGAAGCCCCTAACTCAATAACGCCGTACTCGGCAAGAGTCGGGGTGGTTCCGTTATGAATTAATAGAATCTTAGACACTGTATATTTTGAACCTTGAGTTACCTGGATGAGGAACTCTCCACTTCTCGCGACAATTTTACTAAAACTCGTGATGGTTGTTGCACTGTTTGTCGTAAGAGTGGTTTCTTGAGCAGAACCCGAGCCGCCACCATTTGACTCAACCCAGAACGAGTCAAAGTAAACAAAGGTTTTACCCGTATCCGACTCAAACCATATATCTCCCACAACAGGTGACGCTGGTGGAGTGTCAGAAACACGAAATACTCCCGTAGCGCCAGATGCACCCGTAGCACCAGAAGAACCAGTCGGACCTGTTGGGCCAGTTGGACCAGTCGCACCAGTAGGACCAGTAGGACCTGTAGCACCGATTAGTCCTTCTAGCCAAGATGCTTCAGTACCGTCCTCACCGTTTGCGACGGCAACCTCAAAAGCACTAAGACCAGTTGCACCAGTTGCACCTTGAGGACCAGTAGCACCTGTAGGGCCAGTAAGTGATTGGCCCGTAGGTCCTGTAGCACCCGTAGCACCAGGCGTGCCGGGAGTGCCGCTTGGGCCAGTATCTCCAGTAGGACCTTGAGGGCCGGTAGGACCTGTTGCGCCTGTCGCACCAGGGTCACCAGGGTCACCGGGAGTGCCGCTTGGGCCAGTATCTCCAGGCGGCCCTTGAGGACCAGGAATCCCCTCTGGACCTGTCGCGCCTGTTGCTCCCGCAGGACCAGTAGCACCTGTAGGGCCTGTTGCACCAGTTGCACCTTCTGCGCCTGGTGCTCCTGGTGCTCCTTCTACACCCGCAGCACCGTTTGCACCCGCAGCACCTTCTGCACCCGCAGGACCAGTTGCACCAGTAGCGCCTGTTGTACCAGTAGGACCTGTAGCGCCTTCTGGTCCTGTTGCGCCCGTTGCGCCTTCTGGACCAGTTGCGCCAGCAGCGCCTGGTTGACCGATTAGGGTGAAACGCCAGTCGTCAGCAGAATACCCTGGTCCAGTTGGACCAGAAGGAATGTATTGTGCAGGAGCGACACGGATAGAAGTGTCTGTTACGACCTGTTCAATAAACCCTTCTATGTATTTATTTGGCTCCGAGACGCTGCGGACATTAACGTACTGACCATTTGCGTATGCCCCAGTTTCTTCGGTTGCAAACTCAAACCTGCCGCCACCGTCAGGACCAGATGGGCCAGGAGTATGCTCGGTAGTGGAGTAAACCTCATATCCAGGACCGGTCGGTCCAGTTGCTCCTGTTGCGCCGTCTGAACCTACATATCCATTTTCACCGCTTGGTCCTGTCGCGCCAGTAGGTCCTGTTGGACCAGTTGCTCCAGTTGGACCAGCATCACCCGTATAGGGAACAAACTTGGCACCATCAAATCTCAGGATTTGCCCAGAAGTTGCACCAGAAGTGTCAACTTCAATGCCGTCAATAAAGATGGCTGGGACTTTTAGGGTGTCGTCAGTTTTTAAGACATTGGCTTCGTCACGATAGAGGTTTACATCTCCACCCTGAGTTCCGTCACCCCAGACAAGACGACCGCCACCTTGAATTTGGAGTCTTGCAAAAGTGTCACCGTCTACAAAAATTGTCAACCCATCGGAGCCAGCAGAAGTTAAGTTCCTAACGGCAATAGGGGTTATAAATTTTTGAGCCATGACCTCAGTCGTTTCTCTTGTTAGTGCCCCTCAGGGCTAAACATTAAGCCTTTTTGCCGAATGCTGTGTCTTTTGGATTTAGGTAACGCATAATAACAGGAAGCGCTGCTGCCCAGAGAGCATTTGCCGCCATCTTGATGTCTCCAGTTGAAGCGTAAACCGCTACTGCTGCACCGAGGACGCTTCTTGCGTACGATGCTGCCATTGCTTTTTGTTCTGCTGTAATTTTCATAATTTCCTATCCTGTTACTACGATTGTGTATTCGTTTGCTGTAATTGTTCCCAACAGAACTACAGTGATTGCGTCTGCTGTTCTTGCAGTAACGTCTCCAATAACTATTTCTCCAGTTGAAACTTGGAAAATTTGCACAATAACATTAACGTTGCTGAAGTTGTGCTTGACTACAGTAGTTGAAGTTCCAGACGAACTTGCAGCACATCCCTGTTTGGCAATACGGGCCAACACGGGGGTTGAGGTGGTTGCCGATTCCGCAGCACCTGGGGTTTCAATACCGAGGTTCGTACGAGCAGTAGCGGCTGTTGAGCCACCAGTACCACCATGTTCTACAGCAACGTCCGTGGCTGCCCAAGTACCAGTTCCGATTGTTCCGAGTGTCGTAATTGAGTCTTGACCAACATAGGTAGAAGCAATGTCAATTGCATCTGCAGTAATTGCTGTTCTGTTGGCGGTTACGTTGACATTGATTGTGTTGCCGGATTGGCTAATACCATCACCGGCAGTAAACGAACCAGCACCAGAGAACTGGGTCCAAGCAATTGATGTTGAATCAATGGTAATAGTTCCATTGGTTGATACAACAAATCCCTTGTCAGAGTTGACTGAACCCTCTTCAACGAAAGTAAAAGTACCTGGCTTGAGTTCGCCTGTGTCGGCCGTACCATTGGCATCAGATGAACGTGATGCTGCACCAGATGTCGTCGCTACATAAATACCGTTTTCAAGTGCGGTACTTTGATTCTTTACGAGAACACGGTCACCAGCAACAAGTGTTACCCCGTCAATCGTGTCGCCAGCATTAAGGTCCGAGGAAAGGTTGATTGGGTCCGTTGTTGCAACTCTTACGGATTGCTTAACATCAAGACCTTGGCGAGCGGCGTCTACGTAGCCTTTTGTGGCAATGTGTGCGGCATCCGTTGGGGTAGCAACTTTAGCATTTCCGTTTGCGTCTCTTTTGACCAACTTGGAGGCAGTTGCATCTGAAGTTGCGTCTGTAAGCATTTGCCACATTGCCGCAGGTAGCAGACCGGCACTGTCTGTATCTGCAACATTAAGAGTGAGGGTTACCGTACCATTTGACTCGGAAACTGTAAGCGCTTCTGCGATTCCAGCACCGCCACCAGAAACAATCGTGTGAGGAAGAGATTTAAATGCAGAACCTGTGTACACCTTGATGGTGTCGGTGGCCGTATCGTATATAAGACGACCTTCAAAGTTGCCCGACGCTGGTTCGGTGGCCAGTTTTTCAAAAGTGGCATTGACTAGTTGATTTTGATTAAGGTCAATATTTGTTAAAAATTTTTGTGCCATTTTTCCTCTACTCTATGTGAGATATGCTTTTCCAGAAAATGCCGCAGAGAACGTCACCGTAACCTGAGTATTACTATTGTATTGTACATCACCAAATACATGGGTATCTGCAGAATCCACAATGGTTACCTGCGGTTTGCCTCCAAGTGTGTGAGTTATGACCCATGTTGCAGATGCGGTTCCCTGAGTAAATTCAAGTCTGTTTGTAAGCGTGTTAGAAGGAGACGTTGAGCGAACAACAACAAGGTTTGGTGCATCTTGGTCAACGGTTACGCTGTTTGGAGTATCTTGATAAATATTTACATTGTTTGGAAGTGTATTACTCATCGTGTCACCTCTAGGGAAAGAGTGAATGTTCCTTGAATAACTCTTGATACGAGTCCGGTAGAAGAAATGATTTCAAGGTCATAGACTCCGCTAGAAGTAAGCGCCGCAGTATCCGCAGCACTTATAGATAGCGCTATCAGACCGGCTGCGCCATTTATGGATATTCTTCCATTTTCGGTTGTCAATGAAATCAATGGGTCCCCATCGGTCGCTACCGTTCTTCTGACCTGCATCCGTGCCGTATGGTTTGTGAGTGGGTAAATCTCGTATTCCGCCGGGTCTTCTTCTGTTGGGGTTCTTGGCTGCTCAAGTGCTATGGTGCGCGCAAAACTAGACCCTTGCTGACAGAGTATGTTGTAATTTCCTGCAATCATGCGACCACCTTAAACCTCTTATATATTGTGCCTTATAGTGATGGCTACAAGGTGGCAGTACCCAAAACTCCAAAAGTACCACTACCAAGAGTTAATGTAAATTCATCAACAACTGTATGGTAAATCTTGTATCCCATCGGTTTTGCTTCTGCGGTAACACTTAAAACATTTGGTGAACCAGCAAAATTAACAAAAGTTATTGCTGTAGAACCAATGGTTATGTTTCCGCTAGTAGAAACTTCAAAAGCATTATCGCCGTTTACTTCACCTGAGGAAACGTACCATACTGCGCCTTGTTTGATTTCGCCTGATGTTCCATTCCACCCAGTGTTAAAGTCAACAGACCTAGATGCCGCTCCAGAAACAACCACCGTATAAACGCCATTTTCGGACGGTGCTGTTTGATTTTTTACTAAAACTTTGTCGCCAGTAGAAAGTGTCTGGTTGTCAATAATGTCGCCGTTTTGCAAATCAGTTGTAAGGTTTATGTTTTCAGTTGTTGCGGCTTTTGCTACACCTCTGTAATCAACGTCTGGAGTTTCCGAACCCAAAGTTGTAATTCTTATATTCCAGGGGCTTATTCCGCTTCCGGCGTTATGTCTCTGACTAATTGATACCGTTTTGTCACCAGTCAAAACAAATTCAGTAGCAGCAATAAGCGAGCCTTGTGTTCCCGCATTTCTTCCATAAATTGCTGGATAAAGTTGAGCAATTTTGTATCCGCTGGTATTCGTTATGATTGGTGTGTTGTTTGCATCGTACAACTGCTTAGTTACTTGACGACCAGAAAACTGAGCAAGCCACTCAAGGTTTTCATCTCTAACATTGTTGTAGTCGGTAAGCCTGCTTCTTGTCCCTACATCCGCAGCGCTGAAGTTAGCGGGAAGTTCAGATTTTTCGTGCTGGAACCAGTCTGAATACAAAAACATGGTATCTGCAATCGCGTCTGTAAGAACATCCACAAATCTAAAAAATGGCCAAGTTGGGTCTACTTCGTTTGAGTCATAACTTTCATATACGCCAGGTATGTAAGGTCTCATATTTTGAATAACTGGATTGTTTATCCAAGCGGCATCATTTACCAAGTTTGGCGTTGATAAATATATGGTCGAAAGAGGCGTGGCATCGGGCGATGTGTCATCTGGGTCAAAGTTAGGGCTGTGGTTTGAAATAGTAACAGTTAGACCGTAAAGGTCAACGCCTTCTTCCAATCCAGTAATAGTCAAAACGTTCGACCTAATAGCATCCCATGAGCCTCCAGTAAGGCTTCTTGTATTCGGTTCATTGCATCCATCATTAGAGTTGCAAATTAATGCAGATACTTCAGGATTTCCTAGGTTGCAATTTAATACAGCAGTAAAAACAAAATCTTCATCTATGTCTCCAATTTCAAAAGGAATTGTTTCTGTGTCAAAATCAAGCCTTATGGTTATGGGTTCTTTGTTGATTGGGTTAATTTTTAAAACGTAATTAGATTTACAAAAAAAGTTTTCACCAGTAACAATTAATGTGCCATTTCCACTAGATACATACCATCCAGAATTTGTATTAGTGTTGGCAATATTTATAGAGTCCAAAGTTTCAAGGCTGAACGACCTTAAGGACTGAAAATCATTAAGTCTTTGAATCGTTTTCATTATAGAGTTATCGAATTAAGTGTCAAAACAATATCGTCAAAAGCAATAGCAGGAAGTGAACCTTTATAAACGTAATCAACATTTCCAGACCCATCATTTGTTGCATATGTAGCAGATTGAGGAGTCACGGTTAGGTCTTCTAAATAAATAACTCCAGGAACACTAGAAATTACTCCATAAAATTCAGAAAGTTTAATTCCTTCTGAAAATCTATAACTTTCAGGAGAAAAATAAGAAGATAATGCAGATTTAACGTTGTTTTCAATTACCAATGATTCATAATTTGTAGAATAAGTTACAGTTGCACTAATATCAAGATGAACTAAATTTACATTGTTTATTCCTACTTCTAGGCCAGCGACAGTTTTTTCTTGAATATCAATAAGCAAATCTGTTTTTTGTTCTTCTGAAACAAAATCTCCAATACCATAAACAAATATAGTTACATAACCTATTTCGTCTGGGTCACTTAATTCAAGGGCCCCATCCGGGTCTGTAAGGTCGTATGTTTTTGAACGAGAAACTATGTTTCCATATCCAGACGCTATAAAAGAATTAACCTGAGATGCTTTTGCCAAGGAAGAAGACAAAGAAGCAAGATGATTTACTGCTCTTGTTAAATATTCAAATTCATTTTCTGGATTTTCTCCGTAAGAAACCATAAGTTCAAGTTCTGCTTGAAGTATGTCTGTTGTTGGTGTTTCAATTTCTAAAATTGTTCCAACCGCAAGAGGAATTGTTTGACCAATCTGAAGAGACTGTGCCTCAACGCTTCCAAACGGGAGCGGCTCTTCTTCTCCGACTGCCTCAATTGTTAATTCTTCAGTGGTTTCAAAATAAAGCGCATCTCTGTCTCCTAAAAACTCATAGTCATACCTGACCACAGTTCCTTGCGGAACCGTAGTCCCATCTGTCGTGGTGGCAGTAAATTTAATATCTGCGATAGTTTTTGAACCTTCGTCAAGAACTATCCCCATCATCCCAACAAGGCCAGCCATTAATCTGTCCGGAAGTCTATTCATTGCGGCAATGTTTAATCCACTTATATAAGCAACGGCCTGCATTATTGCGTCTTCTGGTGTTCCCTGACGAGGCTGAAATTCTGGCAAAGCAAGTCTTGCGTAGTCTATTGCATCCAAATAGATAGACGTTGGAGAAGAATCAAACGGGGTCAGCGATATGTATTGCGAAAAATCTATTGTCATTTTATGTCCTCAATCTAAAATCAAATTCTACGCTCATTGAACCATCTTCTGTCAATGAAGGGTTTATTCCGAGTATTTCAACTTCTGGCAAAAATCGCGCCGCATTAAGAACAAAATCTATTGGTTCTATGGATATAAATGTAGGGTCCAATACACCAAAGTCTGGAGTTATTGGGTGTTCCCCGACCTCGGTAAGTAGAGCGAGGGTAAGAATTTGTCTATAGTAGTTGTAATCTCCTTGAGTCAATGTCTTTAAACGACCTGAAGAAAATTTAATTGGAAAAGAAAAGCAGTCCATGTCTAATTATCTCACAGCGTTTATCCGACGTCCATAAACATGGAAATCTTAATATCCCTTGATACATCAGCCTGAGAAGCAGAGACTTGTTGAGCAAGATGTCCTATTACGTACATCTCTTCTGTACCTCCACCGACATTAGCACATATCACGCGATTGCCTTCAGAAATTTGAAATCCTTCAATAGTGTTGACTACCTGCATTGGACCAACAGTGTTTGAAAGTTTTGGTATATATACGTAAACTTTGTTGTTTGGCAAAACGCGCCTAACAACTCCAAGATATATACCGTCTCGTCTTGTTGGGTGAGATGACGCTTTTGTTCTGTTAATTCCTGGCATCATGCAAAGCACCTATTTCTATCTGGAATTACTGCAGAACCAGACCAAACGTCTCGTCCGTTTGATGGAAATCTTTTTAAAACTGTCAACATTTGTGCCTGTATTAAGACATACATATAAGCGTTGACTTTATCTAGTCCTGCATCTTGGTAAAAAATACCATGATGAATTGAATCAGATTCATACTTGTCTATTGCCTCTGCTTGGCTAAGTTCTACAACCGTTCCATCAACACAAAATAACCGCTCAAGAATGACGTAAACATTTATTGTTTGCCCTTCGTAAAGAACTGTTGTTGAGTAATAAAACATCGACAAAGTTCTGCATTTTACTAATGTTTGTTCTTTATATGTAGAAGGAAGCAAGGGCCTATTCCACATATCTATATTCCCAGCCTGTACAAAATTGTTTTTATCTATTAGAGAAGCAGCACTAAGTAGTGGTTTGGGAACTATTAATTTTATGTCTGCTTTTAATATTGGGTGAGAAGCAAGTCTTCTTGAATTGGGTAATCTCGCTTTTGTTTGCTCACCAATTGGAGAAAGCGTTGTTCCAATAGGAACTTGATTCTGTTCAGTATCGTTAAAATTTGACGCACCTACTGATGAAACCCCCAAAGTATTACTTTTAGTAGCAAAATATTCGCTATTAAATATTTTTCCAACAGGAAGAGGTTTAATTACTGCTGGTTTTCCGTTTACTTCAAGTCTTTCTGGTGTTCTAAATTCAACAGCAACAGGTTCTGTAACTTGTTCTTTGAAATCAACACGTGTAATTACATAATATTTTTGCACATTTGGAATATTGTTTATCCGTATTGTCATCCCAGGACGCAAAGCCGTGCCATTGTTTCTAGCAACCACTGCTGAGCCTTCTGATTCCATTGGGTCATTTTCGCCCTTTGTTATTTTTGGCATAGAAAGCAATTCGAATCTTCTGTTTGATTCTTCTGTTCCTGGATATTCAAACGGAATAAAATGTCTATTAGGTTTTGTTTTAGGAGTTCCGTCTTTGTTTAATATTTTTTTGCCTTTTTTATCAAGAATTGGTTTTCCTATATCTCTATAAGTCCCCCATTTAAACAAAAACCATTTTTGTGTTCCAAAATAAAGTGTTCCATCTACAGTAAAAACAACGTATTCTGACTCGGAAGCAATATTTGTAATTCTGTCCCACACGGAGTCTTGCTGACCGGTTCCTGAATTTTTTGTACCTGCTTTTATTCTTGTGCTGTTTTCGCCAACAAATTTTAAACCATATTTTTTTGCAGCACGTTTTACAAATTCATATCCAGAACCACCTATGTTTCCGGTTTTTTTGTCTCTTTTCATTTGCTGAATTGCTTTTGGCATTGCTTCTAACGTGTAAACAGGGGATGCTCCAGCACCACCCTGTTCAACGCTTACCCTACTTATCTCATAAGTATGTCGAATTCTTGTAAAAAGAGGAATAGTGTCTGCACCCGCTGTTGCCATTTCAACACTTTTAATTGCTGTTGTTTGATAAATAAGGTCTCTTCCAACTATAAAATAATTATTTGAAGCCATTTCTAAGCCTGGGTCAACTATGGTAATAACCAATTGAGGAGACATATCCATTGAATAACTAACGGTGAGGCTTAAAATATTTTGAACAACAACGGCCATTTGTTTTGAGGTTAAATCACCTATTTGTAAAGACTGCGAATTAAACATAATAAATTTTACGTCGCTACTACTGCAGGAGGCATAGTAACTGCATCATTTTTAAACGACTGGTCATCAAATCTAGGAGTCCATAGATTTCCTCTTCCAGTATTGGGCGTACATTTTGGGTCTCCAGTATTGGGCTTACATGTTACTGGTGGTGGAGTGTCTCCAGCAAGCGGAGGAATTAAAATTATATCTCTTGCAATAATTGGATATTCAGTAAGTGTTAATGAAACCTCTGCAGCAGAAATGTTATTACCATTATCAGTAAATCGCGTTGCCGTTATAGAACAATCATTTATAATCCACTGCAAATTTCTTGTGTTATTAGTATATGGATATCTATACTCAGTACTTAAAAGAGTATTTACGTTATAAAGTCTTATTGGTGCTGGCGCTCCAGCCATAGACCTAATGTTGTCTAACTGATTATCAATAGAAGCCAAAAGACCATCATTAACTATTTCGGAAGTTTGTTTTTGTAAAGTTTTTATTTTTGTTATAGGGTCGATTCTAAAAAACGAATTTGTTTCTAATCTTTTTGCAACAACAAGAAATCTAAAAGATACTTTTGTTAAATTATAGTTTGACCAGTCAACCAATGGATAGTTTCCACTTCTTTCAGTTTCATTCCACTGTGAAGAAAGTTGAGAAAATTCAAAACTGTTTGGAATCATTTCGAATACGTGTATTCTTTCTATTCTTTCGCGTGAATTTTCAACAGAATTAAAATTATTTACAAATTGCTTCATGTACGGTAAAGTAAAATCATTACTCCCTGTATATATTGGCTTATCGGGCTTTATGGTTACTACTGTTTTTATTGCTGCTGGGCCTCCGCGCCCGGCACCATTTTTAGGTCCATTTTTAGGTCCATTTTTAGGTCCATTTTTAGGTCCCCTTTTAGCAGCAGCAGCAGCAGCCAATCTCTGAGTTTCTTCCATAGCCCTTACTGAACTTGGAGAACCCGGATTTCCAAACTCCAGTATCAATGGGGTAGCCGCGGGTGTAAGCGGTTTAACAACAGCACTACTAAACTGACCATTGCTGTCTTGGTCCGCGTACGCGTACATCCTTGCATTGGCTGCTGATGCTCTTGCGGTTATTTGAGCCTGAGTAAAAAATCCAGCATCGTCTTGTTTGTCAGCAAAAGTTGCCAGGTTATAATTCGGGTTTCGAACTATGTCTGCAAGTTCTCCGGCACTTAATTTTTGAAACCAATAACTCCCTTTCTGGGTTTTGTCCAATCTGGTGTTTCTTAGTGCGAGTGATGTGCGGTCTCTGTAAAGTATTGGTTTATCGGTGTCAGTGGAGTATGCAGTGCTATCGTTGCCTATCCCACCAATGCCAAAAAGAAGGATTGAATAATTTTCTTGATTTACTCCACCTACACTTATTTGAGCCCATATATCTTGGCCAGTAGTAGTTTTAAAACTAGTTTTTTTAAAAAATCTATTAGAATCTGACATGTCT